TGTTGGCTATTTGGGGGCTAGAGGCGCGGTTTTTTCTGTGCTTAGTCCAATTACTGGCCATTGGGTTAATTTTCACGATTACCGCTTGGCTAACTCATTAACAAGTCAAACTCAATCTATTAACCCTACAATGACTTTTGGCATACAAGCAACTAACACAACAAACAATACAAATATTGTGGTGCGTAGCGGTTCTGTCGGTATGTTTATTGTTGGCTTGCGTGAGCGTATCGGCTCAACGTATGGACAAAATAATTTTAAATCAATCGCAACAACTGAAACAAATGTTATTACGATTCGCAACAATAGCACGATTAATGGTGTAACGAATCAAGCGCAATTGCGCGTAAGGTCGCTTAGTGTCTCAACAGCCGCTGGTGTGCCAGTGGTATTTAAGTTAATTAAAAACACAACGTTAGGCGGTGCGCCAAGCTATACAAACATTGACGCTACAAATAGCATTGCGGCCTTTGATGTTGCAGGTACAACAATTACAGGTGGTAACGTTCAATTTAATACAACAATCGGTGCAAATGGCAATGCGTTTGTTGATTTGACAGGCTTTGATATTTTCTTATCACCCAATGAAACATTAACCTGTAGCGCGGCTTCGATTTCGGGTGCGGCTGCTAACCATGTCGTCGCGATTAACTGGAATGAGGATATTTAATGTCGCATTTATTCGCTGCATATCTCTCTTGCAAAGATCGTTTTGATACGTTTGTTACATTTGAGATGTTCAGCGAGTTAATGAAACATTGGGAATTAATCCCGATTAATGTTGGTGGTGAAGTGGCAGGGGCTATATTTTTAAATGGCAATCATGTCCATGTTTGTGTCTTGCCAAAGTTTGAAAAGCGTTGGCTAACAAAACGGCTTTATAAGATGATATTTGTAGATAAATTAGCACAATATGGCGAATTGTTTACGGGTATAATCAAAGGCAATGAAATAGGCCGCGAATTTGTTGAACGATGCGGCTTTAGGGTTTATGATGAATATGCCAATGTAGTTATATATCGGCTTGGGGGTTAAAATGGGTTTAGAGATACTAAGTGCAGGCTTAAATTATAACGCCTCAAAAAAAGCAGCTAAAGCGCAAGAAGAAGCAGCAGGACAGGCTAGTCAAGTAGCTAAAGAGTCAACCGATAAGCAACTTGAGCTTATGCGTCAAATTTGGGAACAACAACAAAGAGACCAAGCACCTTATTTGGGTGAGGGTCAACAAGCAATTAAGCAATTAGGGCACTTAACATTAAACGGTGATAACTTTCAGTCGTATTTAAAAGGTCGCGGCTTAGGTGGTGGTCAATTTAGCACTAACAATCCACAGTATCAATTCTTACAAAAGCAAGGTATGCAAGCTTTAGACCGTAGCGCAGCGGCTCGCGGAATGGGCTACAGTGGCGCACAATTAAAAGCTTTAAACGAATATGGTCAAGGCTTGGCGAGTCAACAATACGACAAAGAATACGACAGAGCAGCCCAAGAATATGCCAATTATTACAACCGTTTGGCGTCTTTATCGCAGGGCGGACAGCAAGCAGCGCAATCATTGGGCGGCATGGGGTCTAATTATTCAGCAAATGCGGCCAACACACTAGGTTCACTGTCATCTCAGCTTCAAAACAATATCGGACAAGGCGCGAATGCAAGGGCTAGCGGATATATTGGCAAGGCCAATGCTATCGGTGGCGGCATTCAACAAATGACCGATAATGCGTTTAGATTGGCTTCTATTTTAAAGCCTAAAGGCTTCTAAGGGGTTAACATGGCTTTTGCAATTAATCCAAGTATTGCACTAGGTATTCAAGAGCGCGACTTCGGGCGCGGTTTTGACAGAATGCAAGACTACCAAGCAAAACGGCTTGAGCTTGATCGCTTGCGTGAACAGTTTAATGAAGAAAAAGAAGCGCGTTTACGTCAAAAGCAAATGCGACAAGGTATTGCATCAGAGTTGCTAAAAATGCAACAAGGAACACCCGCACAATACAAAACAGATTTTGTGCAAACAATGCCAACTGGTCAAATGCCGCAAGGAATGACAGGTGTTTTAGCGTCAGAGCGTGGCCAAAACTTGCCCGCTCCTGATTTATTTGGTGAAAATATTTTAAAAGGTAATTTTGACACAAGAAAAGAATTGGTAAGTCCTGCGGTTCAAGGCGTTACGCCTGATTATATGGATATTTTAAACGTATCCGCAAAGAACGCCTTGCAAGTGGGTGATGTTGATTCGTTTATTAAGTTTAGTAGTGCGATACAGCAAGCAAAAACAGCAAGCGATACAGAGTGGGGGACTAACCCAACAAAAGGAATAAACCCAAATACTGGCAAGCCTGATAGTTATATCACAAATAGAAAAGGTGAAGTTAAATGGCTTGGTAGCGGAATTTATGAACCGCCGAAAGAGACTAAAGCACCTATCACTTGGACAGTGCCAAATGGCAGACAAGAGACTGTTTATGGTTATGACGCAAACGGTAAACCTGTTGTATTGGGGGTTAAGAGTTTGGATGCGCCAAACCAAACACAACCAAGAATTCAACAAGTAACAGATGCAACGGGCACTTATTTAGTGGATTTGGACACAGGACAAACAAAACCTATTATGATAAATGGAAAGCCCGCAACCCCTGCAAAAGCAGTGCAAACACCAAGCGGCGAGGAATCAAATGCGGCGGGTTTTTATGTCCGTATGAAAGATGCAGAAGATTTACTTGCAAAATATGAGGAAAAGGGTAAACCAAACCTGAAAACAACAATGGCGGCTAATATTCCTATCGTCGGGGATGTTTTGGAGCGTTCGTCTCAAACGCCCGAACAACAACAATATAAAAACGCTGCGTTGGCTTGGATTCGTGCAAAATTAAGGAAAGAGTCAGGCGCAGCTATTGGCGTAGATGAAGCCGAACAAGAATATAAAAACTACTTTCCTGTCGTTGGTGACACTAAAGAGGTAATAGAGCAAAAACGACAACTAAGAAGCGCGGCAATGGATGAGATGGGGCTTGCCTCTGGTAAAGCATACCAAAAAGCCGAAGATATTGTAACATCAAGACGGAATGTTCCTGACTTATCAAAGCTACCAACAACCAACATTGAAAAAAATTCTATTGCTAAAGACCCAAAAACAGGCAAGCCAATAGCAATGTTTAATGGTTCTAAGTGGATTCCGTGGGGAGGTCAATAATGGAGTACATTATCGAACAACCAAGCAAAAAGCCAATTGCACAACAAAACAATGATGTTCAGTTTATTATTGAGCCACCAAAGAACAAGCCAAAAACAGCCGAACAAATTGGCCGTGAGTTACCAAGTCCGCTACAAGGTGGAGTAAACGCGATTACAGAGGGTTTAATGTTTAGTCTTGGTGATGAGGCTTACGGGGCGTTAGGTGGATTAGGGGCGGCTTTAACTGGCAACGATATTGCTGAGAACTACCGATACAACCGAGATATTGTCAGGGGTATGCAGAAACAATATCAACAAGATTATCCTGTTACTGCTACATTAAGTAGCATTGCTACGTCCATGCCTACTGCAATGCTTTTACCTATGCCAAAGGCTAAAACATTATCGACAACAGCATCAACATTATCAAAGGTAGGTAATCAGTCCTTAAACGCGGCAAAAGGTGGCGCGGTTTACGGTGGATTAAGCGGATTTGGTCAAAGCGAATCTGATACGCCTATTGGTGTTTTGAAAGATGCTTCGGCCAACGCTGCAATTAGTGGCGGATTGGGTGGCTTGCTAACCCCTGTTGGCATGGGTATTGGTGCGGTTGGCTCTAACATTGCACAACGAGTAAGCGATAAATCAGCAAGCGAATTTGCTAAACGTAAAGTTGCTGAAGCTTTTTTGCGTGATGCTGAGGGTCAAGCCAATATTTTTACTCAAGGTGTGCCACGCGGTCAAAATGCGGCAGGCGTAACATTGTACGATGACGCTACAACAAACCCATTAGAGTATTACGCCAGACGTGCTGAAAAAATGCCAAAAGGCTCACCTGTGGCCATATCAGGGGGCAAAGAAGCAAGAAAATTGCTTGATACAACCGCAACAATGACTGGTTCTGTTAGTAACAAAGTTGAGAGAAAACAACAGCAATTAATGGCCAAAGAGGCTCAACGAATGCTAGGTTATGCCGAGGAGGCAATCGGCAAGGGTCGGCCTGATTTTAATAAAACTGTAAGCGCGTTTGATGCAAAAGCCCAAGCGGACGCAAAGCCATATTACGATCAATTGAAAGGTGTTTCTGTCAATGTTGATGATGATTTAAGAGGTTTATTAGAACGCGCAAAACCGTTTTTTAATCAATCAAATTTAAGAGCAACAGTGTCTGGTGACAAAACAAATAGTCTTGATGATGTTTTGTCAGGCGGGCAGAATGTTAAGCTTGAAAAACTTGATATTTTAAAACAGACTTTGTATGACATGGAGTCTAGTTTAAAACAATCAGGCGAGCGTGGTTTTAGCCGAAGTGTGGGTAATCTTCGTAAAGATTTAATTGCCAAGATTAACGAGTTATCGCCAAAAACACAAAGCGGCGAATCTGTTTATAAGTTGGCAAATGAGACATATTCATCTCCAAAACAGTTACAAGATGCGGTTATTTTGGGTAGAGACTCGTTAAAAATGGACGCTATGGATTTACGAGATGAGTTGGCAACATTAACAAAAGGCGAAAAAGACGCTTTTATGCTAGGTGTTTTTCAGGCAATTAAAGACAAAGTAGGTGACAAGGGTGGACGAACCGCAATCATGAATGCGTATCAAAATCCCGCGATTGCTGAAAAATTAAAAACAGCCTTAGGTAAAGATTATCGAAAATTCGCCTCTCCTGTTAATGCTGAGTTTAAGTTAAGGAAGTTTTACGAAATCGGCAAAGGCTCACAAACCGCCCAAAGACTGGCAGGAATGGAGGACTTAGGCTTAGACGCGGCCTCCGATGTTGCAAGTATGGCTCAGTCTGTAAGTGGTGGCAGTGCTACGGGTTTTTTAAATGCTGCTAAAAACATTGGTAAAAAACTTGTTGTTCCTGAATCAACACGAACACAAATTGGCAATTTGCTATTATCTGAAAATCCGCAAACTTTAAGAGATTTAAGCAAAATAGCGTCAGAGCTACAAAAACAACGCGCACAAAATGCAGTTAGATATGGTGCAACTTTTGGCGGAATTTTACAGGGGTTACAATAATGTCAGTCTCTCTTTCTACTTGGTTTGATGCTCGTTTTTTCAAAACTGGCAACAATGCGCCTTTGACTGGCGGCAAAATTTACACTTATTTAGCAGGAACAACAACACCTGCTGTCACCTACTCTAACGACTCAGGCGCAACAAATACAAACCCAATTATTTTGGACGCTGATGGTAGAGCTAATATCTATCTTGATGATGCGGTTAGTTATCGTTTTATTTTAAAAGACGCTAATAATGTCACTCAAAAAGACGTTGATAACATTAGATCAAGCCGGGTTGATATTGTTCAAAAAGCTGCAACTATCGCTGATTTGCGATTGTTGACAGGCACGAGCGCAAATAGCAACGCTGTCGCCACGCTAGGCTATTACGTTGCGGGGGATGGTGGCGGAAATACTTTTTATTGGGACTCCGCAAGCGGTGCGACAGATAACGGTGGAACTGTCATTAAACCAACATCGGTGACAGGGACGGGTCGATGGATTGCATTAAATACACTTACGTTGAACCCAAGACAATTTGGGGCAAAAGGGGATGGTTTAACTGATGATACAAATGCAATCGCTAATTGTATCGCTCAATCAACATCAAGCGTTGTTTTCGATGCGGGCATATATGTTACAGGTAAAATCACAATTAACAAAAAAGTTTTTTTTAAAGGAACAAAAGGCACAAAATCAGGGGCAAACGTATTCCCGCGTTTATTGTTAAAGTCAGCAACAAACGACAACTTAATAAATGTTACAACAAGCGGTGTCTTGTATGCAGATTGTATTGATTTTCACGGCAATAAATCAGCTCAAACTGTCGGGGCAACTGCTAATTGCATTTCTCTCGATGAGCAAAGCGGGGCTTATGTCGGGGCGAATGCTATATTTTTAAATGATTGTATTATTAGGCAGTCTGCTGCTAGTGGAATTTATTGCAATAAAAATAGAAATGGCGGACGACTGCTAAACACTCTAATACTAGATTGCGATAACGCGGGTTTTGTTTTGTTTGGCTCGGACTGGTATTGTAATTTTAGTGAGTTTGGCCTTTCAGGCGGCGCAAATTTATACACAGATTTTGGCGCGTCTAATGATTTTGTATTGTGTGATTTCTACTACAGCGGCCAAAATGCGTTATATGGTAGCAGTAAGTCTAATATCTATGTTGGGACAGCGGTAAACGCGTTAACCATTTCTTCGTGTCAAATTAATTCAGCATATCATCACGGCATTGAATGTGCGGTCTCGATCGCGTCAGCTCATTATATTTTTACAAGTAATCAGTTTGGCAATAACGGCTTGGCAGCTGTAAACACTTATTCTAACATCGTGATTGGGAATAGTAGCGCGGTGATTGAGTCAAATACGCATTGGGATTTTGGTCAAAAGCCAAAATATTTAATCGAAACGGTTGGAGGGATTAACAAGGTTTGGTTTGGCGATAATTATAAGTCGGGCAGTTACGTCACAGCAGTTACAAACGACACAACAAAACTCCACATAAAAAATATAAATGGTTTTATGATTGGTGATAGTGGTTTTTATGATGTTAGAAAGTCAGCCAACGACAAAGTTATGCGTTGTTACACAGGGAGCGATGCTAACCCTAAATTTAGTATTGATTTAAACGGAATCATTAGATGGGGGGCAGGTGGCGGAAGTGCTGAGGATGTTGCTCTACTGAGGGTTAATGCAAATGTTTTAGAAGTGGCCACAGACGATTGTTTAAGAACTGGACGAAACACAACAGCTAGCAGACCAAGCGCAGGGGCGGTGGGCATTGGTAGTCAGTTTTTTGATACAACATTGAGTAAGCCAATTTGGTCGGATGGTACAAATTGGCGCGATGCAGCAGGGACTATTGTTTAATAATGCGCCCTTTCGGGCGCGATAGATTAAAACGGCAGTTCGTCGTCTAAATCATTATTTTGACGCTGATATCCGTTGCTTTTTGCTTCATTGTGCGCGTCTTGAGTTTTAGCTTGTGCGACAAACTCAAGGCTTAATAACGTGCCTTTTAAGTATGCTTTTCCGTTATGTTCATGAATATTAATATCATCGGCACGGATAACAATTTGCTTGCCTTTCGTCAAATGCGGTGCAAGCTTTTCAGCTTGGTTACCAAACATTGCAAGATCAAGAAATTGGCCTTTTTTATTGTCGCCATAACCGACATCATAAACTACATTTACATTCAATAGCGACTTGCCATTAACATTTTTTAACTCAGCATCACGGCTGAGACGTACTAATTTTACAAACATATTTACCTCGTTTTATTAATCGTTAATTTCGACAATATAGTTAATAAGTGCATTGTGCGCGCGTTTATCTAATATATGGGCGTATAGATTAGCTAGTTCTTTTAGATAATCTTCTTTAGCTGTTTTGTAGGCTAAAAAAGCTTCTTTTTCATTGTTGAACAAACCCAAATATATTCGTTTGTTTTTTTTGGAGATGGATGATATAAACATCCCAGTTGGCTTGTTTAGATAAACACCAATAGGATGCAAGCCTCTATCATTTTGTCTTTTTGTTAATGCTAAATTAATTTCTTTTGGTAAGAAAACGCAAGTCGACTCTGAATATAATTTATTGTGTTTAAATAACAAGTCTTTATCAAGATTCCACCCTAAATTAAAGCCCTGTTGATTTCTACACCACTCCTCAAAATAAGCTCTACTTTTAAAGTTTTCACTTACATAACATCCAATATAGGTATTTTGCCTTTTTTGAGTTTTTCGACTGTAACATCTTGATAGCATACCCTGCCACAGAATATATTGCTTAGTGAGCTTTCCGTTTATTCTTGCAGGTGTGTTTGTGTCGTTATGGCCTACGCCATAGACTAATTTTGACATTTTTTGATTCCTCATTAGGGCATTATGTGGATGGTGCAGCACAGGTTAATGACTCCTGCTTTCGTCCGCCGACTAGCTGCATTATCAATTATATCAAAATAAGCAAAATTTTAAAATAATTTTGTATTTTTGTTTTAAATAAGTGACGTAAAATAATACGTCACTTCGGATATATAATAGTAGTTAGACACTATTCCATTTTCATGTTTTTAAAAACTTCTTGAACGCGCATATCCCACTCAGCTTTAGTAAAATTACGGGCGTAAAGAAATGCTATTAACTCACCAACACTAAATCCGCCACGACAGCCGCCTGTTATTAAAGCCTCTTGTGGCGCATAAACGTGACAATAAACCTCATAAGCCATCATTGTTACTGACGTTGGCATACAAGCACCTGCAACCCGCCGATACGGTAGTTGTATCGGGTGTGTTTTTACTTCTGGCATAAATTCCTCGCTATTCCAGTGTCTAACTACGCAATCAAGCGGACGCTGCCCCGCACTTGGTTGCTTTGGTACTAAAAAGAGTGGGGCGCGCCTCTTATTGCTGTTGTTATAACCTATGCGCGGTGGCTAATATCTCCGCTACCTGTTCTTACGCTTCCTGCTATGTTTCCACAGTCAATGTCGCCACTTCCAGTTTGCACATTTCCGTTAACGCTTCCGCATTTTACATCGCCGCTACCTGTGCGTAGGCTTCCAACACTGCCGCTTACAACAACATCGCCACTACCCGCTTCAATGCTTTCAACGTCACCAACCACGTTTACCGTGATTTTGTGTTCTAAAACTTGGCTCTGTTCAATGCCGTCAACAACAACCTTGCCGTTGCTAATTTGCACATTGTTCCCTTTATAAACATTGCCATTAATGTTTATGCTGCCATTTCTCATGCTAATATTCATCGCTATCACCTGTACGGTATAACTCAGCAATCAAGCGGAACGCACTCTAGCCGATTGCTACGTTAATTTAAGTTTAATAAAGGGTGCGTCCCCTTATTGCTATTGTTAGATGTTACTTGGTTTGTCAGGTAACGCTTGCCATAACAAACGGCTTTCATCACTTATATACTCAAAAACACCAACAAACCAAAGGTTTTTGTTTTTATTCCAGTGTACTGTATAAAAACATTCATTTAGTTTGTCCCATACCAGTATTTGTTTGTCTTTTGGTGCTGTGTCCATAGATTGCCAAACATTATTTGATTTTCTTTCCGCTTCAATCCCTGCGTTATATGCCTTTTCCATATCTTCGTATCTTGTTCCATGTGCTGCATACATGCACAAATCTTCTAAAACTTGCTCTTTTTCACTCATAACCACCTCCGCACTTCATCGTTAATAGTCAACACATCTAACTAATCACTAAAGCGGATGTTGCCCCATGCAGCTACGCCGTGTATTATGGTTTTGCAACACCGCTTAGTTCAGTCGTTATGCGTTACCACTGTTTAATCTTGCCTTTACCTCTACTTTTCTTTAATTTGTCGGGATTAAAACCAAAAATATTATCTTGAACTAAGTCTTTAAAGTCCCAACATTTCACTCGTTTAATTTCTATAGTCTTATCTGTGGCAATGGCATTTTCTTCCGTTAATAAAGCAGAAATAATGGCTACTTTAGCAGCTCTACTAGAAGTACCTAGCCCATCTGACTCGCAAAAACTTCTTACTATCATAAAACCCTCTCATTAAATTAAAACCGCATAACTACAAATTCAACTGGACACAACCTCATACATCGTCTAAGGTTTGATATTGTTAGGTTGTGCCAGTTAATTATTTGTTAGATACTCTACACAAAGCTCTCAACACGCTGCCGCAACACATTCCAGTATGCGTTCATGTGTTTTAATTGTTCCTCCAATAATTGTTGGTCTTGTAATTCCATTTGCCCAAAAATAGGGTTTGTTTTGATAAAAGCCTCTAGTTTTTCAATTTTATCAAACAGTTCAGTTTTCTCATCAATTACACGTTGTTGGTGTGGTAACATAATCAATACTCCGAAGCGTCAAAGGTGCTTCAAACCTATAAATTCATCGTTAAAATCTTGCGTATCTAACTACCAATTCAACTGGACACAACCCCATGCAGCATCTAAGGTCTGATTTTGTTGGGTTGTGCCAGTTAATTATTTGTTAGATGTTTATTGGGTTACTCAAACACAACCTTAATACCGCTCAGATATACTTCGTTATGTTCATTAGCACAGTAACCCACTGTTCTATTTCCAACACTAAAGTTAATCTCCTTAACTTTTTTACCAGTGTCTTGCTCAATATAGTCTTTCAATATCTTTTTAGCGGTTTCTGTTGGTAAGTCAAAAACCTTAATTTCTGCAAATAAGCCCATGTTTATATCCTCGTTCATCGTTAAAAATTCATCGTCAAGCATTCACACATCTAACTCCTCACTCAAACCGATAAAACCCCAAACGCCATTTTTTAATATTTTTCAGTATAAAAGCTACGGTAAACAGCTAAAAACTAGGGGTTTTACGGTTTAGTTCAATAGTTAGGCATTAACTTCTTCAATCATTGTTAAGTCAGAATCAAGAAGTTCACACCATACCTTGCCTCTAGCATCTGTTTTTTCAAATTGATGCCAATAACCATTACCGCTCCAGTTTTTTCCTACATAAATCAAAATCTCTGGCGAGCATTTGAATTTATATTTACCACCAATAATCATAATTAACCTCTAAAATCATCATCGACAACAGTATTAAACATATAAATCAACATTTAACTTTTCTTTCAAAATGTTTTTTATTTGTTCGTATTCGTCTTTGGTAATACCTAATAATTCCAAGTATTCGCTAAAACTATTTCTAGCTGCATCTTTTGTTAGTTGATAAAGCAGTCTTTGCATCTTTTTGTTAATGTCTAACTCCGCATTTAACTCGGACGCAACCCCAGCCAATGCTTGCTCGTTTTTATCTGTCATAGTAACCTCTCGTTAATCGTAAATTGTTGTGGGCTTGCGCCTGTTAATGCTGTTGTTAGGCATCAATGTAAGCGTTTTAACTCATTCGCTGAACAAGCTGCGCCAGCTCTGAACATAGAATTTTTACTTGCGTCTTTTACATGCTTTATGTATCTATCTGCATCAATAAAAGCGCATTCTCTTGATTTGCACCACATCTCCCAAGCGTTTATGACGGCTAAGCATTGATAAGTCCAAGAGCCGTCATTATAAATATTTTTAGCTAATGAAATATCTGCACCGTAAATTTCTTGGCATAAAGCCTCAAATCTATGGTCAACTAAAATCAACGTATTACCGTTTACAGTAGCCATAAGTTATTCCTCGTTTATCTTAAAAAGATGCCTAACTCCTGCATCAACAGCGACAAGTACCCAATCGCTTACAATGCAAATTAAAATATCTTTGTGGGTACTTGCGCGTTATGCGTCTAGTTAGATGTTGTTATCTTCAACACCCAAAAAACTTAAAATATTCTTAACAAGTGCGTGCTGCATAGAATTTGATGTGTATCTATAGTCGTATTTGATAGCCACAAATTCAAAAGCGTCACACCCTTGATGTTGCATCATTATTCTTTTTACGCCATCAAATCCGCTATCTACCCATATTTTTGTTGGGTAAACTTCAACTAAAACGGCCTTATCAACAACATCTAACTCCGCATTTAACTCGGACGCAGCCCCAGCCAATGCTTGTGTATTATCTTCTGTCATAGTAACCTCTCGCTAATCGTAAATTGTGGGCTTGCGCCTATTAATGCTGTTGTTAGATACTTATAAGTATCGTTTTACAAAAGTTTTGATATCTTCGCCATCTATTTTGCCAGTAGCAAAATCATACGTTAGCTCTTCCAATCTTGATGCTAAGTTTAATCTTTGTGCTATCCAAGCCGCTTGGTTTGGCTCATTGCACATACAAATTGCACTTTCTCTTGGGTTTGGTCTGACTAATTTTTTTTCATCATTGTTGGCTTTTTCTTTTTGTTCCTTAGACCAATGTCTATATTGATTTGAGTCTATAAATCTACCCTGAGTCCATGTTTGGCATTCATTATTCATCGCAAATACTCCGCGTATCTAACTTGCGTTCAAACCGATAACGCCCCAATCGGTTACGCAAGCCTTGAATTGTTGTAGGCGTTACGGTTTAACTTTTTGTTAGACACCCATTGTTTCGGGGTACTTTAATTTTAAAATCTGCTCTTTAAGTTCGTCATTTTCATTGCTAAGTCGCGCAACTATTGCAACGTGCTTATCTAAAACAGTTATCAGTTCTTCACGTTTCATGTCGTAAGTATGGCCGTAATTCATCATTACGCCATTGCCTTGATAATAGTCTTGTGCCATTTTCTTTATCCTCATTCATCGTTAAAAGTGTCTAACTCAAAATTCAACAGGACAACGCGCCAGCCAATTACGCAATGTTTTACAGCTTATGCGTTGCCTGTTAATAAATAGTTAGATTTTTACAAACTCATTGCAAAATCGTTTTGATTGCTCAACTTCTTTATCTGTTTTTAGATGTTCGCTATCTATGACCTCAACATCATCAACATCAATACAACCAAAAGCATGGGTAAAAGCATAATCTTCTGCTGCCATTTGTGAAGCTTCATCACCGTTATCATCAACCTCAATAACCATTACTTTTGTTGCTTGTACTTTTACTTCATAAAAACGTTTTGTCATTTCAACACCTGTAAAATCTAACTCCAACTTCAAGCGCGATAAACACCCAGCCAATTATCGTGCATTTGCTTAAAGTGGGTTAGTTGTTGTTTAGTTTGTTGTGGGTGTTTACGCCTTAAGTGTGGTAGTTAGGCATCAACCAAATGTTGAATAGAAGCCCAACGAATTGGTTTTGCATCAAACCAAAAAACATCACCAACACACCCAAATTTTTCTTTATTTGCAGTCATAAAAAATTGGGCAGTTTTATATCTCCGATTGCAACCATCACCTAAGTCAATAAGTAACAACTCATCAACGGGGACATCATCAGGCACTTTTCTGCCTTCTTTCCAGTTATTCCATACAAGTTTATCGCTAATCATGCCTAACTCTCGGTTAAAGTCGGATACTACCCCGCACTTGCTTTCGTTATTGCTCATGTATGTATTCCTGTGTTAATGTTTGAAGTCTTGCGGGTAGCACCGCTTAACCTGTTGTTAGGTTTTTTGTTTGTGTATCATGTTTTTCATATTCATTTTCCGTTTTTTGGTAGCTACATCCCTCTTTTTCGGGTAACCCACATCCGCTATTAGCTTTTGAATATGCACACATACCAATAAAATCACCACAACTATCAATTTGGCCACTAACAATGCAAATTTTACTCATAAAATACTCTCAATTTTCATCACAAACGAGACATTTCTATTGCGTGATGACAAACTCCGCAAAAATAAAACTCATTACCATTTTTAAGATTTATGTACAAATGTCGGTAAATATCCTTAACTTCCAATGAGTTGTTTATTGCTATGCGAACAACCCTTTCATCAGGATTTAATGCGCTAGGCATTTCTTGGTGATTTTCGCAAAGTTGATTTATACATATTTTACTCATAATAAAACCTCATATTATGTCTAACTCTGCAATCAAGCGGATACTGCCCCACGCTTGGTTGCTTAAACATTAAAAAAGAGTGGGGCATCGCCTTTTATTGCTGTTGTTAGGTATAAGCGTCAATATATGTCGCTTGGTAATGAAAAATAACTTTATTTATCGGGAATCATGATTGCGAACATCGAAGCGTAAGTTATAATCGGCACAAAGCATCACATGATGTTTCGGTATTGCATTAAGTGTGACTGATTAATAATTAAATTTCAATGAGTTGATAGGTGATCGTGTGATTTCACAAGAACTAGATAAAGTACAAACTACTATCATTAATGTTTATCGTGCGCTATTTGATGAAAGTCCATCTCCAATGAAATTGCAAAAACTGTGTTATTACATTCAGGGATACTCTTTATCCGAAGGTGTTGAGTTATTCTCTGAGGATTTTCAAGCTTGGCAACATGGGCCCGTTATATCTGACTTGTATAATAAATATAGAGATTATAAATGGCGGCAAATAAGTGAAGATGTAGCTGAGTCAGATGCCTCCTTATTAGGTTTTATCACAGATATTGTAAGTGCGTATGGTAGGTATGATGGTGCTGCATTAAGCACTATGACTCATAGAGAAAGCCCATGGTTAGATGCTCGTGGTGATTTGGATGAATCGCAAGGTAGTACAGCATTGATTTCAAAGGAGTCTATGCGCGTTTTCTTTGCTGCAAAACTGAGAGCTGCACGGCTTAATGCAGTTGTTAGATTTTATTCCTGCGGCAATCCGTTTTTTTGAATATAATCAAGAATAGCATCCTCTAAATCTTGACCGTGATATTTCGAGAACATTGTATTGCTTGTGCCGTTTTCCCATTCCCATAATCCATTATCTTTGTTTTTATACATCGTCCCTTTCATGTGTGTATCTCCTTGACCATTTTTTAGCACTTCTTCTAATTCAATAGTGCATTCACTAAAATAAGTAATCGAAATTAACTCCCGATTTACTTCAAAGTAGTATTCTGTTACTTTTTGATATGCAGACATATTTTACTCTCTTATAAAATCTAACTTGCGTTCAAACAGATAGCGCCCCAATCGGTTACGCAAGCCTTGAATTGTTAGGCGTTACGGTTTAACTTTTAGTTAGATGTTATTCAGGTCTATGAGAAAATCTATCTTATCTTCAAGAGCTGAAACTGCACTAATAAGATATCCCATATCCCATCCTGCCCAATATGTTAGATTTGATTCATTTTCAGAATGCTTATCTCTTAACGCTTTTAGTTTATCGTTGAGTCTATCTAATCGCCTATTTGCTTTTTCTATTTCTTTGTTAATAGTTTCTTGTTTTGTCATAACTTTCTCCGCGCTCTATCGTTAAACCACCACACATCTAACTACAAATTCAACTGGACACAACCCCATGCAGCATCTAAAGTCTGAGTTTGTTAGGTTGTGCCAGTTAATTATTTGTTAGATGTTTATTTGTCGTCCTTAAATTTCGCCATAAATCACCTCATTACTTTTAGATACAAACCAGGTTCTGTCTTAGCTTAATGTAATACTCATTAAGCTGCTCAACTCTAATCTTAATACACTCCTCTTTTTCGAGATCACGCTCAAAAACAAAACTTTTAACACGTTTATCAACTGGCAAATTCAAATTGCTCACAATATGAATATCTCGCTGCTCATAACCGATCAAATGCTCAGGTGTGTCAACAAGACAATAATCTACGCTAGCAGTGTCGCAATCCCACAACCACATATATCCGCGCATTTGCCATTCATAGTCCTTACACTCAGTGTCGAACAAAGGAAATGTGTACATACTCCACGATGTTTTAATGTCGCGAACTAATCGCGCTTCGGGGTCGTAAATATCACACTCCCCAGTTATCCAGTCATTAGCGCGTCGTTCAGTGTTTTTAACGTACGGCTTGGCGAGTCTAAACTCTAATTCATTGAGCAGATCAATGGATTGTTGCTCACACTCAATACCTTTTTTCAGATACTTACTGCTAATTTGTTCACGAACACCAAAATACTCAGCTCGGACTTCATCTTGAATCAGCTTTTTAGCCGACTCGGACAATTCGCCTGCTTTTTTTGCGTCCACCATAGCCAGTTTTAACTGGCTGCAACGTATTTTTAACATTTTAAGCCTCGTTAATTGCCGCGTGTTGGGCATCGGTTAAGGTGAAGTTATTTAAAACGTATTCTTTTGTTACTTCGCCAGATTTGATTTTTTCAATCGCCTTTGCTAAACGATCAGAATTAATCTCAGGTTTAGCTTGTTGCTTGGCCTGTGGTGGTGATGGTGGTTTATGGCCGACACTGGAATTTGCATCATCATCTTCTTGCGCGATACCGCAAAACGCGGCTAAAGAATAGCGACGGAGATAAGTGATTGCACTGCCCACGCCTTGTGCGTCCTGTTTTGTGACTGGGGCAGAACAGGTACTACACACATATTCGCCGCTACTATGTGTTAAAAGTGTTTCTACACTTGCTACACCACTGTCAAAGCTAGGCATTTGAATAACCGCTAGGCCATGCTTAGATAAAACAGGGCGCACAGTGTTAAGTAGCTCCGCTAAGTCGGCATAGCGGCTCTTAAAATGTGGATTGTTCGCGTTTTTGTTCGCGTTTTCTAGCTCACCTTGAGCCTTAGCTAGTGCCATGCTTAATGCTGCAATAGATTCGGATTTAATCATTTTCAAACACCTTAACTTGTTTTTTGAATTGAGCAAAGCGCGTTAGCACTTCGCCCATTGCCTTTTCTAAACTTGATGATTGAGCGAAAAAACAGTATTCAACACCGTTAATTTGCCCTTGATGTGTGACCGTGTAACGCTTATTTGTGCGGTTTTTAATGACATTCATCTTGATAACTCGCAATCATTTGAGCTGCTTTTTCAGCAGCTTGTAATTCTAAAAATAAGCTATCAATACGACGATTAAGACTCACAATAGCGAGTTTATTGCGTTTACGCTCATCAGTAACTTGAAAGAGCGTGATAATTAAGATTGAAGCTATACCTAGCAAGAAAACGTCCATATCAATCACCATAACTTAAAGTATCATGTTTTTGTTTGGCTTCTAAGACGTCACGCTCAAACTGGTCATAAAAACCAAGCTCAATAATGTTGTCTAGAATGTCGCTAAAGTCAGGACGTATTACGTTAACAATGCCGTCCTCTTTATGAATGTGAACACTTAAATTTTTATATTCAAATACTGTAATCATGCTCATTGTTGTTTACTCCTCAAAAAATTATAAACACTTAATAAATGCTTATAAGTTTTTGTCCTGCCGTTGCTCACAATCTCGCTACTAGACCAACTTTCGCACGTTCTGAATGTTACTTGCTTCTACTAAGTTTGCCAACAAACTAGGCGCAGGATTAAAAACTATAAATTGTTAAACAGCTTGTCAATAGCTCGTCGCTTACTGCATGAGTGAATATTAGTCTTGTTTTTTGTGATAGTCAAGATAAAAAATAGATAAAAAATAGATAAAAAATAGATAAAAAATAGATAAAAAATGATTGTATTTTTAATTTTTTTTATATATGCTCACCACATCTTAACTGGAGATAGAAAAATGCAAACAAGTGAAGTGATAGAGAAATTAGGCGGATGTCGAGTAGTAGCAGACTTGCTAAACGAAAAATACAGAAACGTCCACAGTTGGAATCTAAAAAACAAAGTCCCAGCAAACAAAAGAATTGAATTTGTGAAAATGGCTAATAAAAACGGTTTATCTGTAAAAGTGGTGGATTTGGTATGAGTATTATTTTATTTATTCTTTTAGGTGCATTGTTCGCTTATTATTTTTGTGGTGGTTTGAAGTAAAAACAAAAAAGCCCAGTTTTTACGCTAGGCTTCTTTGCGGACTCAACACAACAACGAGAGATTTAATACTATGACAAACTTGGAAAAAAATCAAACTAAAAAGTTAAGTTCAAACACTATTTTAATGCGTAAACGTCGCGGAATGTCTGACGAAGAAGCAAGAAACACGCCTTTAATGTGCGTCCGTAAGCTGACCATAGCTAAGGTATTAGAGATCGAAAAAGAGGGATTAAGCATTGGTAAATCGGCTTATATTTTAGGTGTTACAACTCAAACATTATGCCAATTTATAAAACGTCACAATATTGAATGGCGAGGTCGTCAACCAATTAAAACAAAAGGTTTTAAAGATGTAAATTGCCCAACTTATAAGATTGAGCAAGCAGGGCGGAACGTCGGAACAATACTAGCGAGAATGTCGCGTAAATGTATGACTGTTGAAGAAGCTTTGAGTTATTAACCAAGAAAATAAGTGCGGTTATTTAAAATGTACTGTTGTTTGTAGGATTAAATGATATAATAACCAAGCCGCCAAACACTTCGGGAGTAGCTACCCGAAGCAAGCCTTTTACCTGTGGGCACGTGGGCGGCTAATTCTTCAAACAGGTAGTTATACAGGTATCAAAAAATGGCACGAATCCGCACGGTTAAACCTGAGTTTTGGACATCCGAACAAGTCGCCGAATGTTCGCCGACCACTCGCCTACTATTCATCGGCTTATGGAATTTTTGCGACGACGGTGGAAATCACGTTGCAAGTCTAAAGCAATTAAAAATGCAAATATTTCCTAGTGATGATATTTCTATAGATCAAATTGGCCTGATGGTTGATGAGCTAATAAAAAACGAATTAATCACGCAATATGTTGTTAATAATAAGAATTACTGGCACGTTTTAGGATGGCATCACCAAAAAATAGAGAAGCCAAACTACAAACACCCTGCATATTCTGAGAGCAATATTAAACCATTCGCCGACCATTCGCCGACTGATCGCCTACCAGTAGACCCCGTAATGGAAGGGAGTCTAAAGGAATGTAATGTAATTAATAATAACAAACAAACAAATACGCGCGAGGCTGAAAAAAACGATCAAGCCATTATCGACAATCTCACCAGTGAACCTAAAAACTTTGTCATGCCTTTTGACTGGCAACCTAACCAACAAGAATTTTTAGGTTATTGCATGAATTATGGTGTTGACCCTAAAAAACTTACACCTGATATTCTAAAAAAATTTATTGGCGAAGCTCGTGCTAATAACCAAAAACACCCAGAATCTAAGTGGTGTAAGTTTTTGGCAACGTACCTAAAAAAATGGGCTGATAACCCGACTTTTGAGAAAAAACCTAATCCGCATATTTATCAACCAGAACAACAGCAGACACAACCGCAATATAGCGACCCTGCATATAAATTATTTGTGCCGTTGACTGAGGAGCAAAAACGCAAAACACCATCCGAAGAATTGGAAAAAATGAAATCATTGCTAGGAGGTTTTGCAAATGAGTAATTTAGATACAACAACAATCGAGCAAACAATCATTAGAAGCGTTACAGATTTTCCTAATCAATATGATGATGTTTCAGAGATTTTAACTTTTAGTGATTTTTTTTACCCACGCCATAGAATTATTTGGAAAGCGATACAAGACTTAGTGTCAATGCACAGGGCTTTTGATTTAATGGCCTTAGCAGACCATTTAAAACATACAGGATTGTATAATCAGGTTGGCGGCGATGATTATATGATTTGGATTGCCACAAATGGCTATGCAACAACTGGTGTAAATGTTACTGCCTACGCAAAAAGAATAAAAGAATTTTCAGTTTTGCGAACCTTGAAACAAGCTGCTGAAAAAATCAATGATTTGATTGATAACCATAACGGAAAGCCACTTGAAGAATTAATATCAGAAGCCGATTCAATTTTTAGTGAGGCAACAATACTAGGCTTAGATGATATTGAAGTTTTAGACGGTAAGGTATTAGGCCAAAACGCACTAAAAGAGTTTTTTGATGCTGCTGAATCAGGCGGAGGCATACAAGGAATATCGACAGGCATACCCACTATTGACGAGCAGACAGACGGATTGCAGCGCGGTGAAGTTGTTGTAATTGCAGCACCTCCAAGCATGGGTAAGACCACATTCGCTGTTAACCTTGTACAAAACGCGCTTAAACAAACTCAATTACCTGTCATTATTTTTAGTATGGAAATGCCCGCTAAAGATATTTTTAGACGTATGTGGTCAACAGAATCACTAGTTAATTACTCGGAGATCAAACGAGGAACAGCGCAAAAGCCAAACACTGACAAAATGGCCACGGCGCATGGCAAATTAAGCAACCCACTATTAAAAATAGTCTCTAAAAGCCCAATGACACCAAGCGGCATAAGATCAGTATTAAAACGCCTTAGCCGTGAATATGGCGGCATACAGATGGCCATGGTTGATTATATTCAACTTATGGAATGTGATAAAAAGTGCGGTAATCGTAACGAGGAGCTAACGATTATTAGCCGCGAAATTAAACGCATGGCAATGGAATTTAATATGCCGTTTATCGTTTTGTCGCAGTTGACCAAGACTGTAGAAACACAAAAACGCAAGCCAACAAACGGTGATTTAAGGGAATCAGGTGCGATTGCTCAAGATGCTGACATGATTATCATGGTTCACCGTCAAGAAAAATATGATGAAAAAGATGTTGAGTGGCAAGGCAAGGCTGAGATCATTGTCACAAAAAGCCGTAACGGGAAAACAGGAACATCATTAGTCGGGTTCGATGGTTCTACGTTTAGATTTTATGAGTTGAATAATCAATGGGGGAAAACATTATGATTACTGTTGAGTTTATTGATAATGCGATTGAGTTTTTAGATCGTGGGCTTTGTTTTTATGATTTGACTGTTAGTGAGATCAAAAAACAAGGTATTGATTTTTGGTTAGATCATTTGTCTCGTAAAAACTGGTTTACTGATGATGTTAAAAAACAGTTTTTGGCGTTATTAAAATGATATGTGGTGAGGCTTGGCTATCTTCGGGTAGCCCTTTTTGTGAGTGTGGTATGAGAGCAGCAAGAGTAGATGCTAATCAAAGCGAAATAGTCGAGTGTTTTAAAGAGTTTGGTTTTAGTGTTCAAACATTGCATACAGTCGGGCACGGTGTCCCTGATTTACTAATTGGAAAACACGGCAAAAACTGGCTGATTGAGGTCAAAGATGGTGCAAAAAGGAAATTAACTTGCGATCAAGAAAAATGGCACAGCGAATGGAGGGGGCAGGTTACAGTTATTTACAATGTAGATCAAGCCACAGAGTTTGCAAATAATGCAATTTTAGGCAGATTAATTGTTTAGCAGTACCTTTGTACTAAAAACACGTTTACCCTACCTTAAAACGCAAAATAGAGGCCATAGCGTTGATGTTTGATATTAAACATAAGCAAGAATGTTTTTATAGATATGTGTTGAGCTTAGAAAAGAGCGAAATGCTTAGATTTTTAGAACGTCATGCAAAAATTCACGGGCAAGAAAAGGTCGATGCTTTAAAACAGCAGTTGCGCGAATATCATCAAAAAAACAGATAAGGCTTATAAGTTTTATTTATTAATGATTTTGGTGAGTGTGGTATTATTGCATTGCTTGTGTAGTGTGGTAACAAAGCAAGCAAAAAGCAAACAACATAAAAAAGCCAGTTTGTATGTCAGTAGAGTTGTTGTTTCTCTTTACCACCTGACAAAACAAGTTGGCTTTTTTATTTTCTGAGGTTTTGAGGTTGTTAAATGGAATTAATCGCATTTTCTGCAATATTTGTAATTTTTGTTATAGGTGTTGCGTTGTTCATTGAAATGGTGATGTCGTTATGAGGCCGATAGACCCAAAATCAAGACGGCAGCTAGCAATGCGAAACGGTATTGATTTAGGCACATTGCGTTATCGTGAGCGTGCGGGATGGGACAAAATAGACGCACTTGTAACCCCACCAAATAACCAACAAAAAGCGACAGATCAGCAGATTGTTGATTGTGAAAAGATGGGGATGACAATAAGACGAAGTGCTTATTTTTTGGGTATTAGTAAAACAGCGTTGCAATATAGAATCAAGAAATTAGGCATAAACTGGAGAGGAAAAGGTGAACAGTTTCAAACACTATCAAAAACCTGTTGAGCATTTAAAGTGGATTGATGTTTATCGGGTATTAGTTCTTTTTGATGTAACTAATCCATGTTTGCAACACGCGATTAAAAAACTGTTGTGTGCAGGTCAACGAGGTGTAAAAGATCAAAAACAAGACGTACAAGAAGCGATTGCTAGCCTGTTACGATATTTAGAGATGCAGACAGAGGATGGCGATAAATGATTGGTGTTGTTATTGGTCGATCGACTGTTATGGTATATATCGATGGCATTATGAAAAGCGAGATCGGGCGAAAAGTTGTTAGAGGTCGGATAAAGTCGGTTATCAAACATTACAAAACAAAAAACTGGTGGCGTAAAGAGTTTGAAACTATTGTTAAAAAACAGTTGTTAGGGGTTTAATTATGAAAGAGTTAATTGATGTGTTAGAACAATGTATTGATAAAATCAATACATTATCTCAGTTACAGACTGATGAGGAATTTCACAAAACAAACGATTTTTTAAATCATGTGTTAGATGTTATTGATAAACACAAAAAAGCATTAAGCGAGGTGAGAGATGACACATAACGCAATTGAGCAATATGCAATTTGGCAGGCGATCACGGATTTAGAGAGTCGGTGCAGACATCGTGCTAGTGGCTTGCAGATTGAGATTGAGGACAAAGAGCATGAGCCAGTTGTTCAAGCTGCTTTGGAAATTCTCAAAGAGTGCAATGTTGAGATTATTCGAGATAATCATTATCCGAACATCAAGATTAATTACAACAAAGATGATAATAAATTTTTTGGAAAAAATAAAAAGCCCTTGTTATGAGGGCAATTTTTGATTTATTTTAATTTTGTGCTATATATTTTATATATCCTAAAAAATGAGTATAAGAAAATGGCTAGCGAGGGTGTTATTTTAGATATAATCGGCGGTAATGCGATTTTTACTAGCTTGTTAACGGGTCATGTATTATTAACCCGATGTTTAAAGACGGTTAAAAACACTCAAGAATTAATACTTTTAATTGATGAGTTATATAAAAAAGCGTGGTTTAATAAATCAATGCAAAATCAGATAGAAAATGAAGTATTAAGTCTGCTAAGGGGAATATAATGTTATTAACAACGAGTGATTGCTATAGAAGATATGGTGCGCCAGTTGATGAAAAAAATATGATTTTGTGGGATGTTCCAAAAGAGCTAGAAATAGGCGTTATCCCTAAGCGCATTTACTGCAACAAAGACATGATCGAGCCATTAACCAAAGCGTTTAAAAACCTAATCGCAACGGGTCACGTCAAAGAAATAAAAACTTGGGACGGCTGCTTCAATATACGCAACAAGCGAGGGACAAGGGATAGTATGTCTTTGCATAGTTGGGGAGTGGCTATTGATATTAACGCAGCTTGGAACGCATTAGGCAAAAAACCAACATTAAGCGCGGGTTTGGTAAAATGTTTTACGGATGCCGGTTTTGACTGGGGGGGATTGTGGACTAAACCTGATGGTATGCACTTTCAGTTAAAACGCTAAGCTAAAAGATTGTTTTTGTGTTATAATAACTTTGCTTGCTAGTGTGACAGCAATCAAGCAATTATTTAAACAGTACAAAAAAGCTAATTTGTTCTATCGGTTGCGTTTACTGTTTACGCTCTGTCACCCGATTTAGACAAGTTGGCTTTTTTGTTTTTAGAGATTAAGAAAATGAGTAGGTTAGTGCGTGGTATTGGTAGAAATGATACTGGAACAGATATAACAGAAAACGGAAAGCACACAAGATTATACAGTTTATGGCAGGGTATGTTGGCAAGATGTTACAATAAAAAACTACATGAAAAATTCCCTACTTACCGTTATTGTGAAGTTTGTGAAAACTTTAAAAGCCGTTCATATTTTGAAGATTGGTGCAAAAAACAAAAAGGTTTTGAACTTGGCTGGGAGACTGATAAAGATTTGTTATTTAAAAATAACAAATTATATTCTGAAGCAACTTGTGTATTTTTACCACGAGAAATCAACGGGGCTTTAAAAAAATGCGACGCATCAAGAGGCAAGTGCTGCATTGGAGTATGCTTTCATAAAACAAAAGGGAAATTTCAATCTCTGCTTAGAAAGCATGGCAAACTTAACTTTTTAGGATTGTTCAGTACCGAAGAAGAAGCTTTTTTGGCTTATAAAACAGCTAAAGAAGACTATTTAAAAGAATTAGCTGAAAAACACAAAGCAAACCTTGATCCAAAAGCATACCAAGCATTAATTAATTATACTGTCGAAATTGGCGATTGATAATGCACAATAATAAATCAAAATTTGACCATATCTTTGAAACTGACTATATTGTTAGACATAGCCTAAATTTGGGGTGTGTTATGTATTTACTAAAACGATTAAAAGAGCCTTCGTCTATCGGTGGAATTGGGTTGATTTTTACTGGTATTGCTTCGGTGATGACAAAAGATTATGCGACGGGCATGGCTCAAATTGTCACAGGTGTTACGGCAGTGTTTCTAAAAGAGAAAGGAAATAATGACTAAAACTTTTGTTTTGTTTTTAGTTATGGCTATTTTCCCAAAACCAGTGAATATGCCTGACTCAATAAAACAATATTGCAAAGAACACCCAAAAGAGTGCGGGATATGAAATTTTATGAGCTTAGCACAGCAATTTCAGAGTCGTTTAATTATATTGCTGTTCCGTTTGTGACATTTGGCATAGTCTGTCTTAGGTCAATGTATTATGGGGGGAAACGATGGTACACAGTCCTAGCAGAAGCTTTTTTATTTGCGATCATCAGTAGAGTTTTGTTACCTGTCGCTGTTGATTTCTATGTAACGTTTCTAAAAATTAGCGAGATTAAAGCATTTGATTACGCTTTTTTAACGTGTATAACAATTGGTTTTATTGGTATTGAGACGCTAAGCGACAAACTAAAACGATTTATTAATGAGTCAAAAAAATGAAAAGTGACCCAAACTATTTTGTAATTTATACTATCGTTGCGATGGTTAGTTTTCCGTTTTTGTTAATTTGGGCTTTGGTTAATTGGTGATGATATGGGCGGTTTTGGTGGTTTTGTAAGTGATGTTCGTGTTGTTTCAAATGATGCAACACGGTCGACATTGACTGGTACTGGCGCGAACACTAGCGAGACTATTTTAAAATCAGTAACTTTGCCCGCGCTTAAATTGGGTAGTGTTATTGATATTGACACGCTATTCTCGTGGACATCTAGCGCGAATACTAAGACTTTTAGAATTAGGCTCGGTGGAATTGGTGGCGCAATTGTTTTTCAGGCAGGGCAAACCACTTCACAGCACCAACAGCAAAAAACAATAATTTATAATAGAGATTTTAACTCGCAATTATTTTTACAAAATACAGTTAACGGGGGATATACTGGTAGCTCTGCTGCTGTAAATACCTCAGCAATAGATACGTCTGTTTCAACAACACTAGTTTTCACTGGTCAATTAAACGCTGGAGCTGCTTTAGCTTTAGAGTCGGTATCATACGAAGCGGCAACAGTAAAGGTTATTTTATGAGTAAATTTATTTTAGCGGTTGATGCAAATAATAGAACAGTTGGTACAACTCAATCGGTTTCAACAACAAGCGCGAATTATTCATTAAAAGACTTGGGGGTCTTAAATGATACTATTCGTATTGCAAATGTTGGTAATATTGGTCTTTATTATGCGATTGATGATGTCGCTGTAACAGCAACAACAAACGATATTTATTTGCCGCCAAACTCTGTTGAGTATATTAATACACGCTCGGCAATGTTTGGATTTAGAAATATTGGTTTTGTGACAGCAAGCGGAACAACATCTATTAATATAACCATCGGTGAGGAGGTGTAAGATGTTAAACCCAGTCGGCAGGCCGCGTACAACTATTGACAAACTACCCGACAATTGGCGCGAAATATTGCTAGATGTTGGCAAAGATGGTGGCTCTATTTTTGAGATGGTGGCGGCAATAGGTTTAACTCAAACGTCGTGGACTACGTTAAAAAAAGACAATCCAGATTTTTCTGATTATGTTGACGAATGCCTGTTACACTCGCAAGTGTGGTGGGAGAAACAAGGTCGCAAAATGGCATCGGGTCAAGCTGAGGGCAACGCGACAACATGGATTTTTAATATGAAAAATAGATTTGGGTGGACTGATAAAGTTCAACAAGAATTAACAGGTAAAGACGGTCAACCGATTCAGCAGGCTATTACAATCAAGGTTGAATTTGATGACGATAGCGAAGTTCAACCCTAAACTAAGGTTTTTATTTAAGCCATGCCGCTACAAAGTGTTATTTGGTGGGCGTGGTTGTATTCATGGCGATACATTGCTAGAAACGCCCAATGGCAAAATAAAAGTATCAGACTTTAAAGGTGGTGAGATTTTTGCTTTTGATGGGAAAAAGGTTGTAAAAACATATGCAGGAAAGCCTGTTATTTACAACCCTGAGATGCTCTATACCGTTGTTTTTAGTGATGGTAGTCAAATAAGAACAACGGCGAAACACAAGTTTTTAACTGTTAATGGTTGGGCTGATTGTTCTTCTTTGCGCGTCGGCGATTTGATTCCACTACCGCCAAGCGAATTGCCTCCCTCCCCTCAGCAGATATGTTATGACGCTTGCCTGTCAGAGTTACTCGAAGATGTTCGCCATTACTTGAGAATACTTTCAGGTTTTCTATGGTGTTATTTTGAGGGTTATCATCAATATGGTGGACAACCTCATTCGGATGTAAAAACCGTCCTAGATGTTTCTCGACAACTAATCTATGCACAGCAACATAGCCGCCATGTTTTGATGCGTGAGGGTGTTCAGGGGTGCGAAGATAAGAATAACCTTTTACAACTTTCATCCCACCTTGCCAGTTTATCCTATCTTCTCTTAATGGTGGCGCGAAATTATGAAGCACAGGAAAGTTATAGCGGCGATATAATTTCTGAATTGACTTTGGTGTCTTCCCAACTACTTCAGCTATCTCATGCGAGAAATAGCCTTGAGTTGCAAGCTCAAGGACTCGCATTAGTAATGGTACGTCTCGACAACCTTTTGTGTTTATCTGAAAGCCTTCAAAAAGTTTTTGACATTGTTCGGCTCGATTTTGGCGATAGTTCATATAGTTCCCATGTTGTTTGTAAGCACAGCCTAAGTATAACAAAAGCAATAGTGGAAATAAAGCCTTTCGGGGTTTGTGAGTTTTATGATTTATTTGTACCGTTTTTTAACAACTACATTGCTGAGGGGGTCATAAATCATAATTCAGGTAAATCTTGGGCTATTGCTAGGGCTTTGTTAATCATTGGCACTCAGAAGCCGTTGCGCGTTTTATGTGTTCGTGAGGTTCAAAACTCAATCGCTGAGTCAGTGCATAAATTACTATCACAACAAATTGAGCAATTAGGATTACAGTCTTTTTACGAGATACAAAACACGACTATTTTTAGCAGAATAAACGGCACTGAATTTATCTTTGAGGGCATAAAGCACAACATCACTAAAATAAAATCTATGGAAGGTATAGATGTTTGTTGGGCTGAGGAAGCTGAGGCGATTAGTGATGTTTCATGGGATACATTAATACCAACTATCAGAAAGTCAGGCTCTGAGATTTGGATTAGTTTTAATCCTCGCTTTGAAGATGACCCGACGTATCAACGTTTTGTTGCTAAACCACCTGAAAACAGTCACATTCTTAAATTAAATTGGTCAGATAATAAATACATATCCAGTGAATTAATAAGCGAAAAAGATGACTTAAAAGCGCGTGATTATGATAAGTATTTGTGGGTGTGGGAAGGTCACTGTCTCAAAGTCTTGGAGGGTGCGGTCTATCGTGATGAGATGCGACAAATGCGCGAACAGGGCAGGATTACTGTTGTACCTTATGAATCAAGCAAGCCAGTATATACGTTTTGGGACTTAGGCTTTGGTGACTCAACAGCGATATGGTTTGTGCAAATGGTAGCAATGCAATATCGCGTTATTGATTACATTGAAGATAACAGAAAAGCGGTCGATTTTTACGTCAGAGAGATTCAAAAAAGGTCTTATGTTTATGAGCGTCATTATTTGCCACATGACGGCAATCACGCTAATTTGGCGACAGGTAAGACAATAAAAGAGATTGTTGAGGGTTACGGCCTAAAAGTTCAGATTGTGCCACAAATCGGATTAGATAACGGTATTAATGCGGTTCGTATGGCTATGCCTAATGTGTGGATTGATGAAAATAAGTGCAAAGAGGGAATAAAAGCATTAGAGTATTATCATTATGAACACGACAAAAACGGCAATAGACGAAATACGCCAGCTCACGATTGGTCAAGTCATGGCTGTGATGCGTTTAGGTATATGGCTGTTGCGTTTAAAGAAACTGTTGCAATTAAGCCGTACACACCAAAACTTTACGGCTCTAATAGTTGGATGGGTTAACCATGAAATTTGAAGAAATTAAGAAGCTTATCGAGACTGACAAGCAAGCGGTAAGTGAGAACAGACGCGAAATGCTAGACGATCAGAAGTTCGCGGCTGGTGAACAGTGGCCTGATAATATTGCTAAAAAGCGTCAAGCTGAGGGGCGGCCTATTCAGACAATTAATCGACTCCCTGCTTTTATTGATCAAGTTGTCGGTGATGCGCGTCAAAATCGGCCTAGTATCAAGGTCCATCCTGCTGAGGATGGTGACGTTGATATCGCAAATATCTATGATGGTTTAATTCGTGCTATCCAAAACGAGTCTAACGCTGATTTTGCTTATGATACAGCTATTGAACATACCGCCACCTTTGGCTTTGGTGCGTGGCGTATTAAGACTGACTATGAATCTCACGACACATTCAATCAGATCATTTTAATTGAGCGTATTGTAAACCCTCTAAACGTGTATTTTGATAAAAACGCACAACAGCCCGATTATTCGGACGCTCGTCATGTGGCTTACCTGTCACAAATACCAAAAGATGAATATAAAAAGCGTTGGCCTAAAGCTGAGGTGTCGGATTTTAAAGACTTTGATGCTGAATGGCTTGGTCAAGATGACTGTGTGGTCATTGCTGAATTTTGGTACAAAGAAGATGAAGAAGCCACGCTTTATCTAGTGCAAGACGAAGATGGTAATTATCAAACCACGTTAGAAAAGCCACCTGTTTTTATTCGCATTGTTGACCAAAGAAAGACATATATTCCAAAAGTGAAGATGTGTATTTGTTCGGGAGCTAATGAGCCACTAGAGGAAAGTGATTGGGCAGGGCAATATTTACCGATTGTTGGTGTAAACGGTAAAGAAGATTTAGTTGATGGTAAGCGAATGCTACGCGGTTTGGTGCGTTTTTCTAAAGATGCACAGCGTATGTATAATTACTGGCGTACTGTTGACACTGAACAAAAAGCACTAGCACCTAAAGCACCTGTTCTTGTATCTGCTACACAAATTCAGGGCTTAGAGAAGTTTTGGCAACAGTCTTTGACAGAAAACTTGCCTTATCTTGTTTATAATCCCGACCCTACCGCAACCATGCCTCAACGTTTAAATGCAGGAATCATGGACAAGGGCGCGAATGAAGCGGCTTTGATGTGCGTTGATGAAATGAAAAGCACAACAGGTATTTATTCAGCGAGTTTGGGCGAACAAGATAACGAGAAGTCAGGCCGTGCGATTTTAGCACAACAACGAAAAGGGGATACAGCTAATTTTGCATACTTTGACAACGTATCAAGAGCAATACGCTACACAGGCCGAGCTATTATTGACTTAATTCCTAAAATTTATGATTCAGCCCGTGTTATTCAAATTATGGGCGCAGATGGTGAAAAGAAA